AAAGCGCATGGGTATTCACCCAGAGAATTTTTCCCGCTAGGGGATTTTAGTTAGGTGCGAACCAGTGCGAACTAGAGAAGGAAATTCTACGGACTGGATTCAGATCGGTGAAGCGTATTGCCAAGAAACCCTTTCGATACGGGCTTTGGGTAAGAAATTTGGCGTTTCCGATACCGCCGTCCGCAAAGAAGCAAAAAAGCGCGGATGGATCCGTCCGGATGCGAACCAGCAACCCCGCGAACCTGATTGCGAACCAACCCGCGAACCATCGCAGACGCGTTCACCCGATGCTATCAGGCGGACCCTCGCTGCACTGCCCATCAGCGAGCTCACGGCCCGCGGACGCAACATTATCTTAGACCTGATGTCCGAGCTGGAGTTCCAGAACCGAAACCACGAGACGATCGCCGGCATGGTTGAGGACTATGTGAATGGTGAGAAGGACGCGGCCGCCCGCGCCAAATTGCTGAAGGTCCTCGACCTCGAGACCCGGTGCAAGAATGCTAACCAACTCGCGACAGCGCTTGCAAAGTTGAATGATGCTGCCCCTGGCAAGAAGCAGCAGGCGGATGATGACGCCAAGACTGCCAGCCAAGGTTCCGGATGGGGTGACGATCTCGACGCTGGCACGGCGGGCCGGCCGAACTGATGGATTGGGATCTCTCTTGCGTCGACTGGCGGGATCGTATCCTTTCCGGGCGATCCTTAGTGCCGGACTTGCCGCTGTTCGAATCCGAGGCCGCGCGCGCGTTGCGCGTGTTCAAGCGCCTCAAGATGCCGGATGTCATCGGCACGCCCACTATGGAAGAGGCCTGCGGGCCGTGGTTCTACCCGATCGTGTCGGCACTCTTCGGCGCTTATGACCCGGTCAATAATGTCAGGATGATCCAAGAGGTTTTCCAGCTGATCCCGAAAGGGAACAGTAAGAGTTCGAACGGCGGCGCGCTGATGCTGACGGCGCTGATCGTCAACAAGCGGCCTGAGGCGGAATTCCTGCTGGTAGCGCCAACGCTCGAAATCGCCGGCATCGCGTTCAAGCAGGCGAAGGGTACGATCAAGATAGACCCGGCCCTGGATAAGCTGTTTCAGATTCAGGACCATATCCGAAAGATTACCCATCGCCGAACCGGCGCCACGCTGCAGATCAAGGCCGCTGATACCGACGTCATCACCGGCTCCAAAGCGACCGGCACGATGATCGACGAGACGCACGTCTTTGCGAAGCGGTCCAACGCGAAAGAGGTCTTCGTCGAGCTCCGCGGCGCGCTGACGAAACGGCGCGACGGGTTTCTCTATCAAACCACAACACAGTCGAAGACGCCGCCGTCCGGCGTGTTCAGGTCGGAACTGACAATGGCGCGCGCGGTGCGCGACGGGAAGATGAAGCTTCCATTACTTCCGGTGTTGTATGAGCTGCCGGCTGATGTGGCGAAAGACGGCGGGTGGAAGAACCGAAAATACTGGCCGCTGGTCAATCCGAACCTTGGGCGGTCAACGAACGAAACGTTTCTCGCCAACGAGATCATGAAGGCGGAAGAGGATGGTCCGGCGCAAATGGCGCTGATCGCCTCGCAGCATTTCAACGTTGAGGTTGATCAGGGTCTCCGGTCGGACGGATGGGCTGGCGCTAACCTTTGGCCGCGCGGCGCCGATCGGACGCTTAGTCTCGAGGTCATCCTCAAACGCAGTGAGGTTGTCACCGTCGGCATCGACGGCGGTGGCCTTGATGATCTGCTCGGCCTCTCGGTTGTCGGTCGAGAAAAGGGAAGCCTACGTTGGCTGACTTGGTCACACGCATACATTTCCCCGGAAGGGTGGGAGCGGCGAAAGGCGAACTCGTCGATCTACTCTGACTTCGTCAAGGCGGGCGACCTTACGCTTGTCAAAAACATTCAGGACGACATCGACTCCCTTGTTACGACGGTCGAGAAAATCGTCTCTGTCGGTATTCTTTCGCAGGTCGGTGTTGACCCCGCCGGACTTGGTATCATCGTCGACAGCCTAGCGCGCATTGGCGTCACCGAAGAATCGAAGCAGCTCGGCGGCGTTCGCCAGGGCATCGCGCTCATGGGTGCCATCAAGGCGACAGAGCGTAAGCTGGCCGACGGCTCGCTACGTCACTGCGGTCAACCAATGATGACATGGTGTGCAGGCAACGCAATCGTCGAGCCCACAGCGACGGGAATGCGGATCGCGCGGGACGCTTCGGGCTACGGCAAAATCGATCCACTAATGGCGATGTTCGACGCAATGGCGTTGATGTCGATGAACCCGCCGGCGCTTGGGGGAATGGGCGGTTTTCTTGCGGCCCCGCTAGTCGCCTAAATCAAATCGAGGCTGCCTGATGGGTTTGTACACGAAGGCAGTCTCTTATCTTGCCCGCAACATCGGCATGACCGATCCGCGACTGTACAATTTTGTTGGCGGCGGAGATACGGATTCCGGCGAGCGCGTCACCGTAGATGGCGCGATGCAGCAGGGCGTCGTGTGGGCTTGCGTTCGCAGGACCGCCGAGACGATCGCAACGTTGCCGCTGCATCTTTATAAGATCGACGCGGCAGGAAATCCGCATCGGGCCGACCAGCACCAGCTTTACACGGTGCTACACAATCGGCCTAACATTGAGATGACGGCCGTCGAATTCTGGGAGGCGATGGTCGGATGCTATCTGTTGTGGGGGAATGCATACGCGTCGATTGATCGAGGGACGGGCGACCGGGTTGTTGCCCTGAATCCGATGCGACCCGATCGTGTACAGGTCGGGCGCAATCCAGATGGATCGCTCTTCTATCGTTACACCATCAATGGCCAGGTGCAGATCTTCGGAGAGGAAGATGTTCTCCACATCAAGGGGTTCTCACTTGACGGTCTAATGGGTATGTCGCCGGTCAGCCAGGCTCGCCAAACGCTGGGGAGCGCCCGGGCTGCTGAGAGAGCGTCTGGGGCCATTTTCCGAAACGGCATGCGGCCGTCCGGCATTTTGAAGGCGCCGACGTATCTGACGGATCCTCAGCGGATCATCGCCAAGGACTTGCTAGAAAAATTTAAGGGTGCGGCACAGACGGGCGGCACCCCGTTGCTTGAGGGTGGCTGGGATTGGCTCTCGCTGACCATTCCACCCGAAGATGCACAGCTCCTCGAGACGCGATCGTTTCATGTCGAGGAAATCTGCCGCTGGTTCGATATCCCGCCGATCCTGGTAGGACATTCCGGCCAGACGACATGGGGTTCCGGTATCGAACAGATCGTCCTGGGCTGGCTAATGCTGAGCCTGCGATCGCACTTGAAGCGGATTCAACAAGCGATCTGGCTGCGGCTTCTTTCGCCCCAAGATCAGGGCAACTTCTACGCCGAATTCAATGTTGATGGCTTGTTGCAGGCCGACAGCGCCGCACGCGCGACGCAAATGGCATCTCTGGCACAAAACGGCTTGCGAACCCGCAACGAGCTTCGAGCTCTCGATAACCTGCCGCCTCTTCCGGGCGGCGATGATCTCACGGTGCAATCCAATCTGATGCCGATCGATAAGCTCGGCGAAGTGTCGACGATGCCGCGGGAAAAACCAATCGATCCCGGCGCTGCGTTGGGGCCGGCGACAACCGGCGCTAATATTCCAGGAAAGAAGCCATGAACCATCTCTATGCCCCGCTGGAATTCAAGTTTTCCGATGGCGCCGAAGGTGTCTTTTCCGGATATGGAGCCGTGTTCGGAAATCAGGACAGTCATGGCGATGTGATCGCGCCGACGGCATTTGATAGGAGCCTTGCGCAGCTCAAGGCTGAGGGCCGCAACGTTCCAATGCACGTCATGCACCGCGTGTACGGCGGAGACGGCGTGCCCGTGGGCGTTTGGAATACCATTACGCCGGACGATCATGGCCTTAAGGTCGAAGGCAAGATCTCAGGAATGAATACCGATGGCGGGCGGCTGCTCTATGAGCGCGTGAAGGACAAGGCGCTGCCCGGCTTGTCGATTGGGTACAGCGTGCCATCCGATGGCGTGATCGTCGGAAAGAAGCCCGGCGAGCCCAAGCGTCTCCTGACCAATATCGATCTGAAGGAAATCAGCCTCGTCGACACGCCGTCGAACGCGCTATCGCGAGTGGATCAGGTCAAGTCCGAGCTTTTGGACGAAATCAAAGAGATGATGAAGGTCGCCGATGTGTCGAGGGCGACTGCGGCGACCGTCGCTGCGATTCAGCTTCATAGCAGCACCATGTCCGGCAGCGACAGCCCGAATGCCGAAGAGCGCGCGAAGCTTCTGGCCCATCTTCAAGACATTCACGAGGCGCTGACAGGTCAGCGCACTCCCGCGGGAATGAAGTCCGCGCCGAAAACCATTCGCGAGTTCGAAACTTTCCTCCGGGAGGAGTGCAAGTTCTCGCACGCGCAAGCCCGAGCTATCGCCGAGTCCGGGTTCAAATCTGCATCGCCACCTCGGGATGAGGGAAACGATACGGCGAATAACGCTGCCGACTTCATGAAGGCGCTTCTGAAGGCGGATTAACTTTCAACTCATCCAAAGGATATCACCATGACGACCGAAACGAAAACGGCCGAGCAGCTTGCCGTGGAATTCAAGGCCGAACAGGCCAAGATCCAAAAAGCTCACGAAGACAAGGTCAATGAAGTCAAGGCGCTCGCCGAGCAGGCGGTCGAAGAGGCCAAGAAGGGCATCGAACTCAGCAACAGCCTGAAGGAAAAGGCCGATCTTGGCCTGACCGAAATGAACGGGCTGAAGTCGCAGTTGACCGAGATCGAGCAGAAGCTGGCTCGTCGGCCCGGTGGCGACGCAAAGGACGAACGTAAGTCGCTCGGATCGATCGTTGTCGACGACGAAAAGGTCAAGAAGCTGATCGAAAGCAAGCGCGGTAGCGCGAGCCTCAGCATCGAGACCAAGACCATTCTCAGCGCGTCGGGTTCGTGGGGTGCAACCGCCTCCGTGTCGAATTCGCTGGTGGTCGCCGATCGTCAGCCGATGGTCGCGCTGCCGATGCGCCAGATGACCGTTCGCGATCTGATCGCGCCGGGCGAAACCAACTCGAACGCGGTCGAGTTCGCCGTCCAGGTAGCGCGCACGAACAATGCCGCGGCCGTCGCGGAGAACACCACCAAGGCGTATTCCAACTACACCTGGAACCTGGTGAACTTCCCGGTTCGCACCATCGCCCATTTGGTGAAGGCTTCGCGCCAGATCCTGGACGATGCGCCGGCGCTCAAGAGCACGATCGACGCCGAAATGCGTTACGGCCTCGAGTTCGCGGAAGAGGCGGAGCTGCTCTATGGCGACGGGACGGGCGCGCATCTGCTCGGTATCGTGCCGCAGGCCAGCGCATATTCGGCCGCATTCGCCGTGACCGGCGAAACCGCGATCGACCGCATCCGCCTCGCCATGTTGCAGGGCGTCCTTGCCCTCTATCCGATGACCGGAACCGTGCTTAACCCCACGGACTGGACCAAAATCGAGATGCTGAAGGACTCCATGGGCCGCTACATCATCGGCGACCCGCAGGGCACGGTAGCGCCGCGTCTGTGGGGTCTTCCGGTTGTGGCAAGCATCGCGATGACCGCCGGCACGTTCCTCACCGGTGCGTTCAAGTATGGTGCCCAGATCTTCGACCGCATGGCGATCGAAGTTCTGATCTCCACCGAGAACGTCGACGATTTCGAGAAAAATATGATCTCGATCCGAGCGGAAGAGCGGCTGGCTCTGGTTGTCAAACGCCCGGCGGCCTTCATCACCGGCGACCTGCCGACGTAAGCGGCGGGCCATTGATCTTCGGACGCGCAACTCTGCGCGTCCGCCATTTCTGAAAATCCAAGGAGAAAAACAATGACCGATGAAACCAAGCCGATCACTTCCGCTGATTTGGGTTCGAAGCCAAGTCAGACCGTCAACGTTGGTGGCACCGTCGAGAACAAGCGCGATACGTCGGGCGACCAGACCGTCAGTGTTAAAGCCCTGAAAGCCTTCCATAAAGAAGGGGACATGAAGGGCGACATGGCGAAGCCCGGCGACGAGTTCGATGTTCCACGCCACCGCGCCGCGCAGCTCCGCGCTAACGGCCTCATCGAATACGCCAACGAGGCAGATGATCAGGACATCCACGGCAAGATCGACGCTGGCCGGATCGCGGATAAGGTCAAGCTGCAGGCAGAGGCCAGCAAAATCCCGGAGAACAGCAAGACCACTCCGCTGCGAAACCCTGAAGTCAAACTGGCCGATGCGCCGGCCGACAATGGCAAGCGCAAGTAACCGAACCATTCCTCCCGCAAGCCCAATCATCTCGGAGATCACAATGAAAGCCTTTGTCACGGGTCTCTTGGCCCTGGTTGCCCTTGCGGGCCCTGCCTTCGCGCAGTCGCCAGCAACGTTCCGTCCCAACTCGATCGCGATCGATAGCGGCACCAAGGCGGCCACGGCCGTTTCAGGCGCGGCCACGCTCGCAAAAGGGTCTGGTGTCGTTACGTCGGAGGCGCTGACAACCGCCGCCGCGGCGACGTATACTCTCACCATCACTGATGCTGCGGTGAGCGCGACCGATCTTGCGTTTGCTTCGGTGAAACTCGGGACTGCGACGACGGGCCTGCCGGAGATTGCCACCGTGACGCCTGGCGCCGGCTCGCTGGTGGTGGTCGTGCGAAATGCACATGCTTCGGCTGCTTTGAACGGGACCATCGCGGTGTCGTTCTTTGTTCTGAAGCGATAGGGCAAGACCTTCTAAATGTCCCTGACCCTCATCACGCCGCCGACGGTTGAGCCGCTTTCCGTGTCCGACGCACGGGATCGGCTCAACCTTGCGGTGTCGGATGTCAGCGATACGGCTCTCACGGCGTTCATCAAGAGCGCGCGCCAGAAGCTCGAGCGCCGGTATGGCGTCGCCATGATAAACCAGACGTGGCGGCTGACGCTGGATCGTTTCCCGGGCTGGGGCCAATATCCATACCCCCAGGACGTCGGATTTTATCCGAGCATGCACCGCGACGGCCGTCCCGATTATGGAAACCGGCTGCAGCGGTTTGAAATTCAGATTAATATGGCGCCGATCGCGCCGGATGGAATCCAGTCCGTCAAATATAATGATACGGACGGCTCATCTCAGTCGATGGATCCGTCACTCTACAGTCTGGTACCGGGCGATCTAAGATCGAGCTTGGTTCTTGCCGATCAGCAAACGTGGCCTTCGACAGCGTTTATTGCCGGGGCGGTGCAAATTCAGTTCGTGGCCGGTTTCGGGGCCGATGACATCAACGTTCCGGAAAGCCTTAAATCCGCGATCACTTTGTTGGTCTCGCATATGCGGTCGTTGACGACTCAAAATCTCTTCCTGAGTGGTGACACCGTGGATGGCGTGGGATCAAAGAGCTACGTCGTCGGCGGCAATGCCGGTGCGGCCATCGATGCCGCCGTGTCTTCTCTAATGCAAGACTATGTGAGGCCTTCCCTGTGACGCCAGACCAGGCGCTCGCATCATACCGCAAGATGATCGGTGAAGTCGGGCAGCCCGTCTCCATCCGCCGCTATACGGGGTCGGGTCCGAGCAGAACGTTCGTCGACACGGTAACGCAAGCGTTTGTTCGAAATTACGGCTCGAAGGAATTGATCGGTTCGATCGTTCAAGGAGATCAGGTCGCGGTGACGTTGATCGATGCGCTTTCAGGAATCCTTCCGGTGACGACAAATGACAAGCTTGTCGTTGGAACGAAAGAATACGCCATCAAAAACCCAATGAAGCGAGTTGTCGGCGGTGTGCTGATAGCGCTTGAAATTCAGGCATCGGGCTAGTGACGACCGCATCCGGCGTCTTCGCTGAGATACGTGCGCGGCTCGACGATGCCGGTTCCGGCATTTCCATCCCGCGATATTATCAGGGCGATGACGCGCTCATCTTGCCTGACACTCCGGCACCGTTCGTCTTTGTCGTATTCAACAATGAGGGGTCCGGCGGCCGGCCCGCAGCATACGGCGGCGGTCGCGGCGCGAACCTGTACCGCAACCGCGCAACGCTCGAGGCTTACGTTTTTTCGCCAGTGGGCGAGGGCATGGAAACCGTCACGGGTTATGCCGAAACGGTGGCGGCTCGGATGCGCAGCTATCGAAGCGCGACGATCTCTTGCTTTTCTGCCGACGTGATTCCGGTTGGTCCGGGTTCCAGCATTTCCGTACCAGGTCTATCGTCTGAGGTTTCGAACTATCAGTGCGCGGTCGCCGAGATCGTGCTGTCATTCGACCAGATCGGCTAGCGCCGTAACTTGCCGCCGCGGGCGGCCCTTCCAAATGGAGAAATGTCATGTCGCTCGCTGAGGGCGTATCAGCCCGTATCGCCTACAAAAAGTATGCTTCCGGCGCCATCACCGCGAATACGGAGGCGGACACCGCGACAGAGCCGGGCGCATCGAGCGGTCAGATCTTGCGCCGTGTTTCATCCTCGCTGAAGCTGGCGAAAGATACATACCAAAGCGCCGAAATTCGCTCGGATCGACAGATCGGCGACTTCAGGCACGGCACACGGCGCGTAACCGGGTCGATCAGCGGCGAACTGAGCCCGCTCACATATGTGGATCTGTTCGAGGCCGCATTTCGTGGGACTTGGGAGGTGGCCGTCGCGCTTAGCGAGACCGATTTGACCAGCGTTGCCGCGGATGAAGATGCGTCTACCCTCTCTTTTGGGGGTGGCGATCCCGTGGCGCTTGGTCTCATGGTCGGCCATGTGATCCGGTTGACCGATACGTCGGTCGTCGGAGATTCTGGCAAGAACTTCGTCGTTCTCGGATTCTCCGCTTCGAACAACCGGACCGTCGAGGTTTATCCGGCGCCGACGGACATGACGGCGGATACGGCATTCGATCTCACCACCATCGGCAAGCGTCTTTCTGTTCCGTCGACCGGACATGTCAGCCACAAATTCGGCTTCGAAATCTACAATGAAGACATCGACGTCGCCCGGCTCTTTACGGAATGCCGCGTTGGCGGATTCACGATGCAGCTTCCGGCCTCCGGAATGTCGACCATCGAATTCCCGGTGATGGGCCGCAATATGCAGGTCCTCGAGGACGCGGCCGCCCCATACTTCACGGCGCCGGCCGCCGAGACGACGACGGGAATCTTTGCCGCGGTCAACGGCTTGGTGCGTGTCAACGGCGTCACCCAGGGCGTTGTGACCGGCGTCAATATCCAGATGGATCTCAGTCCTTCGTCGGACGCTGTGGTCGGCCAGAACTTCGTTCCTGAAATCTTCCTTGGTCGCGCCAATTGTACCGGTCAACTCACGGCATTTTTTCAGGATGGCGATTTGATCGGCGCGTTCACCGACGAAGATGAAATCAGCATCCTGCTGTACCTCACGACGGAAAGCGACCCAGCGACGCCGGCCATGACGGTCTTCCTGCCGCGCATCAAGTTTTCAGATGCCGACGTCGCGACGTCAGGCGAGGGCGGCCAGGCCGTGACGCTTCCATTCCAGGCCCTCAAGGGCTCCGGCGGAATCGGCATCGACGGGACCACCATTCAGATCGTCGATACCCAGATCGCCGCCTAATCCATCCTTCCCTGCCGTCACAGGGACCCTTGCTCGGCTCGCCACGGGCCGGGTGATCGCGATCGAGCGGAGCCGCTGGCGGGCGGCTCCGTTCACCTTCCGCCAAAGGAAACTCTATGAGCAAATTCGCAGGCATGGGCGTACCGGTTGATAAGCCGTCCCGTATGTATATCACGCATCCCGTTACTAATGAGCCGCTGGTCGATAAGTCCGACAATCCGGCCTACGTCGATGTTTATTCCGCCGACTCCAACCGCGCGCGCGCGTACAATCGCACCGCAACGCAGAAGCGTCTCGATATGCGGGGACGCAATGCGGTCAGTGCCGTCGCACTGGAAAACGATGGCTATGGATTCTTGGCGGAACTCACGTCGGGCTGGCATCTCGTTGATATCAATACCGGCGAACCGGTCGCCGTTCCTTGCACCACGCAGAACGCGCGCGAGCTCTATTCCGAACCAGAAATGACGTGGTTGAAAGACCAGGTTGATACCTTCGCGGGTGTGCGGGGAAATTTCTTGAAGCCCTCTGCGAAGGGCTCCGGAGATTCGCAGAACGAGAGTTCGAAAGCCAACGAAGGCTAAGCGACGGAGCCTCGCAGCGCGACCACGATGAGTCGGCAGCGCGCCAGTGGGCCGCGCTACGTCGAATTTCAAAAGCAGTTGTAGCCGAAGATGATGCCCCGGAATGTCCATTCGAATTAACGTATCTCTGGGGATGGTTCATTGAACTGTCCCACGGCATCACGCCGGGCTTCGGTCCGGCGATGGCGACCTGGGACAACGTCGGATGGTGGTCGCGTCTGATGCGTGTCGCGCTCGAGCCTTGGGAAGCGCGAATGCTTGTCGAGTTGAGCGTCATTCGCGCCAACGCGGTGGCTGAGAAGCCAAAATCGGAAACGGGAAAATGGCCTACAAAGCGACCTTCGACCCGATCGATGTCGAAGTAATGGCCCGTGATTGGTCGCCGGCCGGCCGTAGCGCCGTTGCGGCGGAATATGCTCGGCAAGCTATCGCGGAAGTTGACGCTGCAAACCGATCAGTTCTCGGACGTATTCCGCCGGCGGCGGTCACAGTCGATGGCCGCCGCGGTGTAGATCTGGAGAGGATCAACCCGGATCATGGGGTCATCGCTGCCGATTGGGCCGTGGTGTCAGATGTCTTGGTGTGGATCGGTGAAACCCTGCGCCAGCGGTCGCCTGTGCTCTCCGGCCGCTATCGCGACAGTCACACGCTGTTTGCGGATGGGGTTGAGGTCGAAATCGGCGGCACCGTGCCGCAAGCCGCGGAATACGTGTTTCTCAATCCGCTGCCCTATGCGCGCAAGATCGAGATCGGCACGACCAGATCCGGCCGCGCCTTCGTCATTCAGGTGCCGAACCGCATCTATGAACGCACGGCGGCAGACGCACAGGCGCGCTTCGGCAACGTGGCGACCATCAAGGATGTCTACCGCGCGCCATTCGCTGGTGCGCTGCTGAAATATGTACCGATCCGCGGACCGGCGAGTCGCGCGGCGTCAGAATTCGAGCGCGATCAGCGCGTTCCCGCGATCGTCGTGACCCTGAAAGCATAGTATGGCCACAACCCAAGAGGCGGTCCGCCGCCTTCGCATCGAGGTGACGTCGACCGGTGCCGACCAGGCGACGGCGAAGCTCGGCCAATTGGCCGGGCAGCAAACCGCCGTCGCGGCCACAGCCGGCAACGCCAGCAAGGCGACACAGCAGTTCGACGCATCCATGGCGAAGTCCGTCAATCAATACGACGCCATTCTCCGGCAACAGGCCGATGTCAACAAATTGCTAGCCGCCAACGTCGTCACGCTGGGCAATGCCTCGCGCGCGGCCAACGACAACAATCGTTCCGTCAGCGAAAGCGGACTGGAATGGGCGGAGTGGGCCAATCACCTGAAGGTCGCCGGCGAGGCAGCGTATGCGCTGTCTCCCAAGTTTCGGGGGCTGGTGAACTCGCTTGCGGAGCCCGCGCTCGCGGTGGCTACGTCAGCAATAGAGCTGGCGGCGCTCGGTGTAGTGCGTGGAACCAACCTGGCGGGTAAGGGTCTTGTCGAGCTCGGCGTGGCTACGGCGCGCGCCTCAACCACACTCACGCCATTTGCGGGTCAGATGGCATTGACGGGCGCCGCGATGGCGTCTTGGAACCCGACGCTGATTGGCATCGCCACCACCATTCTCGGCAAGTTCCTGCCGGCGATTTCAGCATTGCTTCGAATTGTCGCGCCCATCCTGATCATCAAGGACACGATCCAGGTTGTCGCCGAGGCGTGGGATCTCGGCGGAAAGAAGCTCGACGAGTATCGCGCTATTGCGCAGAAGGCCGCAGCCGTCGATCTGTCGACCTCCTATTTCCAGAAGCTGACAAAGGGCGCTGAAGACGCAAAGGTTCCGGTCGATGCCTTAACAAAGGCTCTGACCACTCTCCAATCGTCGTCCGCAGATCAGCTAGGTGGAAGTGCGTTGCAGCAGCAACTCGACAAACATGTGAAAGCTGGAAATTTCCAAAACAATTCAGGCGTCGGGGAGTTCGCGCAGGCCAACACGACGGAAGAAAAATACAAGGCGATCACCGACCTGATCCATAATGCGATGCAGGACGGTCAACGGCTTGCCGCGATCGACATTGCAAATACCGCGTTTGGGCCTGAAGCCGCCGACAACCTCCGCAAGGACTCTGAATACTTCGACAAGATCAATGCGTCTGCTGCAAAGGTCAGCGACAAACAGATTGTCTCGGACGCCGACGTCGGACGCGCGTTGGATTTACAGAAGCGATATGACGCCGCGGTGGCCATTCTCGAACAGCGCTGGCATCCAATCCAAGATCTTCTGACGCAGCAGGGCATCAAGATGCAGGCCGCGTGGGTTGGCATCGTCGAGGCCGTTGCGACCGGTTTTGATTGGGTGACCAAGCTGGTCCTCAAGATCAACGAAATTCCGCAGACATTTTGGGATTATGCAAAAAATGGAGTTCATGCGGCGGCGGCGGGCGTTGCTGCGGTCGGCCCGGCTCTCGGCCCGGCCGGCGCAGCCGTAGGCGCTGTCGCTGGATTTGTTGCGGACGCTACCGCGACGGATCCGGCAAAAGACACCTCAGCATATGCCGTTGCCGTCGATAAGCTGCGCGCTGGCCTTCAAAATCAAGCTGAGCAGCAGCGCAAGGTGAACGAAGCCAACACGATCGCACAAAGGACCATCAAAGATACCTCGCACACGATCGACGACAACAAGAAGGCTCATGAAGAGCTTAACGATGCCGTCGATCGAGCCATTAACTCGACCACGCGTCACATCGAGCAGCAGAAGGCAGATGCCGCTGCAGTTGGCCTTGGTGCGGCAGCGCTTGCTGAGTTTCGTGTACAGGCTTCCGAAACTGCCGCGGTACAGGCAAACGGCGGCAAAGAGACTGACGAACAGGCGGCAAGCTTTGCTCGATTGAAAGACGCGGCCGGCGCGGCTGCAGATGCTCTTGCTCGGGCGAAGATCAATAACACGATTTCCCGTGGCTCTCAGACGGCACTGCTGTCTCCCGAAGATGTGACGATCGCAAACCAGCTCAAGGATATATATCCGAACGTTGCCACAGCGCTGGGGAGTGTTGAAGCCTCGGCGCTCCGAACCAACCAAGCCATCAGCGGGGTCTCGTCGCAAATCAGCGGCGATCTCGTCACCGGTATCGCGGATGTGACGGACGGAACAAAGAGCTGGGGACAAGCGACAGTAGACACCAGCAAACTGATCATCCGAGCGATCGAGGAAATGCTGGTTAAACTCTATATAGTGGCGCCCCTGATGCGCGCGCTGCAAGGAGGGTTCGGACTTCTTGGAGGTGGGACGGCAACGGCAACGGCGGGAGTTGACAGCCTCGCGGCAATCCACCATGGCGGATACGGGCCGGGCGATTCCTTTGCTACCCGCGCGGTCAGTGATGGAGCCTTTCGGAGTGCGCCGCGATATCACGATGGCATAGGCCCCGGCGAACGCGCGGCGGTCATCCGAAATGACGAGTCTGTTCTTACACCGGGGCAGATGCGCCAGCTTGCCCCGGTGGGATATTCGGGCGGCGGCTCCGCTATTTCATTTGGCGATATTAACATCAACCTTCCGGAAGGAACGTCCGCAGAAAACGCTCAAGCCGTCGGCGCTGCGGTGAAGGCCTCCCTCACGCAATTGGTTGACGATCGGCTTGCCTATCATTCGCGCTCGCGCGGGATGCTGAACCGTGCCTCTTGATGTATTCGCGCCTTCGACAAACCCGTCGAATGACGGAACACAACGCGCAACTAAGCGTCGCGTCAACGCCGCGCAATTTGGAGACGGATACAGCCAGCGCAGTGGAGACGGGCTCAATGTCTCGCCTCGAACAATCTCGGCTCAATGGTCGATGCTCGATCAAGCCGAGGCCGAAAACTATGAGGCTTTCTTCGATGCGCATGCCGCTACTCCATTTCTCTGGGCTCCTCCGGGAGAAACCTTGCAGCGCAAGTGGACCGCCGGTGACTCGACCGTGGGCTATGTCCCCGTCGACGGTGCCGTCAGTCTGTCTTGTCCCTTAACTGAGGTCTTTGATCTGTGACGTCGCCGACAATAGATATCCAGCGTCCCGACCTCGGGGAGGTGATAGAGCTATACGACGTGGACTGCACGGCGATCTTCGGCGTGGTGCTGCGGTTCGCGCCGGCGCCGTTGATCGTCGATCGCGCTGCGCCGGCGCCGCAGCCGGTCGTATGGCGCGGCAATACCTATGAACCGCGCGCCTGTCAGTCTGAGGGCTGGAAGGTTGATGGGCTAGGGCCATTGCCGCAGCCGAAGTTGACGATCGGCAACACCGATCGCGCCGTGTCGGCGCTCTGTATCGCCAATAGCGACCTGCAGGGTGCGATCGTGACCCGGCATCGTGTGCCGCTGAAGTATCTCGACGCGATGCCGGATGCCGACCCGGATGTGGAATTCGATCCGGACATCTTCGTGATCGATCAAAAGACGACGCAGAACAAGATGGTGGTGGAATTCACGCTCGGTGCGGCGATCGACATTCAGGGTCGCCTCATTCCAGGGCGGCAGGTAATCCAGGGTTATTGTTCGTTTCGCTACCGCTACTGGAACGGAACGGCCTTCGTCTATCCGCAGAACAGCGGCGCATGTCCGTACACGGGAAACCGATATTTCAATGCCAATGGCGTCGAGGTGTTCGATCCCGCGTTCGACAAGCCGTCGAAGCGATTGCAGTCCTGCTGCAAGAAGCGGTTTCCGTCGGGCGATCTGCCGTTCGGCGGATTTCCGGGTGCAGCGAAGTACAGAGGCTAATGCCAATGATCGTTGTCAATTCTCCGAAGGTTTCAAAATCGCGCTGTTCCGAGAATGCACCAGACTCATGTGAACGGATTCTGCTGTTTCAGAAGATCCGCGAATTAGAAGGTCGAGTGCGGCTGCAAGAAGTAGCTTTTCGGCATCAGGAATCGTTATTCCCTGATCGCAGACGGCGCCGATTTCTATCGTGAGCGTTGGGCCTGCATCCGATCCATCGAACGCGCTAAATTGCAGTCGAACTGTGCCAGAGACGCCGTGGTCCGCGTTTCCAATAGGTCCGGCCTCTAAACCCCATACATTCGCCCACGTCAATTTTCGGTCTGAAAATCTCATCGTACACCTCGCGATTGTGAAAAGTGTAACGTGCAATCCTTAAGGAAACCCGATGTTCGGCCCTGACGTCGATGTCGCTGCGCGCGCCCATGCGATCGCGCAGCATCCGAAGGAGAGCAGCGGTCTGGTCGTGGTCAATGGTTATGTGCCGGTCGACAATATCGCCGCGGATCCCGAGAAACACTTTGAAATGCCGACGGATGCCTGGACCGCGCACGGCAAGGTGCAGGCCGTCATTCACAGTCATGGCCCGCAGGATTCGCTGGCGCCCTCCGCAAGCGACATGCAGCACCAGATCGCAACGGCGGTGCCATGGGGCATCGTCCGGACGGACGGCGTCGTGGCGTCACCGATAATGTGGTGGGGCGATCATCGTCTTGAGGATCCGCTGCTGGGTCGCGAGTTTGTTCACGGCGTCACCGATTGCTACGGCGCGATCCGGTCGTGGATGTGGCAACAGCGCAAGGTCAAGCTGCCGGACGTGCCGCGCGATCTGCAATGGTGGAAGACCGAAGGCGGCAATCTGTACGACGATGGGTTCGCGGCGGCGGGCTACCGCATCATCCCGGAAAGCGCCGCTTCGGTCGGCGACGTCGCGTTGATCACGTTCCGGTCGGACGTGCCGAACCACGGCGGCGTGCTGGTCGAGGACGGGTTGCTTTACCATCACTTGCAAAACCGCCTTTCTGCCCGCGAGCCGTTGGGGCGCTGGCGGTCGATGATCTCGAAATGGCTTCGCTATGAGGGTTGAGACATGCGCACGGTTGTCCTGCACGGCGCGCTGGCCGCACAATTCGGGTCGACATTCGATCTCGATATCAAGAGCCCCGCCGAGGCCATCCGTGCTCTCATCGTGCAGCTCAGAGGGTTTCGGCAGGCGATCCGGGAAGGGCATTACCGCGTCCTGAAGGCGCGGCCCGACGTCGCGCAGTCGCTCGATCTAGAAGAACTGAAATTTCGGCTCGGACGCGCCAACGAAATCCACATTGTGCCGGTCATCGCCGGCGCTGCGAGCGCCTGGGGCAAGATCCTCGCCGGCGTGGCGATTGTCGGACTCGCGATCGCGGCACCTTACGCGCTGGGGCTGGCCGGAGGCCTTGCGGGCGGTCTGACGGTCGGAGGCACAACGCTGTTGTCGTTCGGACAGATTGCTGGGGTTGGCGCTCTGGTAGCGTTGGGCGGCATCGCCCAGATGTTGTCACCGGCCCCGACACTATCGGGCGGCAGCGCAGCCGCGGATCGTAAGGACTCGTTTCTGTTCGGCAGCGCCGACAACGTCACCACGCAAGGCGGTCCAGTGCCGGTAGTGTTCGGGGAATTCGTCACGGGCTCGACGGTCATATCGGTCGGCCTGACGACGGAAGATACGGGATCGGGGGCAGCCGCGCCAAACTTTGGCCAGGCGATAGTAGACAACATCCTTAAGGACGGCGGCCTTTTCTCGGGCGGCGGCTAGTCGATGAAAATACGGGGATCAGGCGGCGGAAAGGCCGGGGGTTCGGCTGCGTCGACGCCGACAGAAGCGCCGAATACGCTGCAATCGAGTTCCACGGTTCGCGTCATCGACTTGCTGTCGGAAGGTGAAATTGAGGGCGTCGTCGGCGGGCTGCAGGGCGTCTATTTTGACAACACACCGGTTCAGAATGCGGACGGCTCGTTCAATTTTTCAGGCCTGACCATTGATGGAAGGGCTGGCACACCAGATCAGGCTTCGATGCCGGGGTTTCGGGCTGTCGAAGCAGTCTTCGCGATCGGGACGGAGGTTAAGAATACTGCGCCTGTGGTGCGGGCCATCGCCAACGCCGATGCATCCGCAGCGCTGGTGACGATCAGGCTCAACGGTTTGCAGTCTGTCGATGCTTCGACCGGAAATATCGGGCCGACCACGGTTCAAGTCGGGATCGACGTGCAGATCGACGGAGGCGCGTGGGTCGATGTCTCGCCCGGCAACTGCACGTTCTCGGGCAAGACATCGAGCGCCTATCAGCGCAGCTTCCGCATCGCGCGGCCGGCCGCGGGTGACTGGTCGATCCGGGTGCGGCGGGTCACCGCGGACAATTCGTCGGCAACGCTGACCAACCAGACATTCTGGGACAGCGTCACCGAGATCGAGGACTACCAGCTTCAGTACCCGCACTCGGCGCTTGCGGGCTATCAGGTCGACGCGCAGGCGTTCGGCGGCAACGTTCCGAAGCGTTTGGTACGGCTGCGCGGCCTAAAAACCCGCGTGCCGTCGAATTACGACCCGCTGGAGCGCACCTATGCCGGAATATGGGACGGCACGTTCAAGACGGCGTGGCACCAGAACCCGGCATGGACCTTGTTTGAATGCATCGCCAACGATCGTTGGGGCATCGGCGAATATGTCCCGGACGCGTTCCGCGACAAGTGGACCATCTACGCGATCGCGCAGTACTGCGATTTCACGGTGCCGGACGGGCACGGCGGTTGGGAGTCCCGCTACACCTTCAATTTTGCCATCGCCACGGCCGAGGAGGCCATCAAGGTTCTGATGTCGATCGCCTCGGTATTCCGGGGCATGATCTATTGGGGTTCGGCCGGCGTCACCGCCAGTGCGGACCGGCCGCTCGATCCGGTCAAGCTGGTCACGCCGGCCAACGTCATCGGCGGTCTGATCAACTGGGGCGGCGGCAGCCTGAAGACGCGCCATACCGTTGCGATCGTCACCTGGTATAATCCGGACGATTTCTGCCAACCGGACTACGAAGTCGTCGAAGGCGACCCCATCGATATCGCGCGGTTCGGCTATCGCACCATCGAGGTCGTGGCCTTCGGGTGCACGTCGCGCGGCCAGGCGCACCGCATGGGTCGCTGGGCGCTGGAGACTGAAAAGAGCGAGGCCGAAACCTGCAGCTGGCAGGCCGCGTGGGATCATTCCGATGTCTATCCCGGCGAGATCGTCTCGGTGCAGGATCCGTCCTATGCCGGGGTCGAGTTCGGCGGGCGGGTGGCCGGGCTGGTCGAAACCGATGGCGTGACGGGTCTGGTGCTTGATCGGCCGATCGCACTGGAGGAAGGCAAGACCTATCGCATCAATGTGACGCTGGCGGATGGCACGGTTGCCGACCGGCTGGTGACATCGCCGGCGGGCACGACCGACACGCTGGCGCTGAAAAGCGAACTAACTCCGGCGCCAATCGTCAATGCGGTGTGGGTTTTGATCGCATCCGATCTTGCGCCACGGCTGGTCAAGGTGATCTCGCGGTCCGAAGACGAGCAGAACAAGGGCAACTATACGCTCACCGGGATACTGCATGATCCGACCAAATTCGATCGCATCGAACAGAACTTGGTACTGGAACCGCCAAATTATACGGCGCTGCCGTCCGGGCCGATTCTGCCGCCGACACACATGGACGCGGTTGAGTGCATTGTCCTGGTCAGTGCCGTGCCGCATTCCGAGGCTATTTTGTCGTGGCTGTTGTCGACCGATCCGCGCGTCGTCAATTACGAGGTGCAGGTCAAGCCGCCTGGCTTGAACTGGCAGCCGGCATCGCCGCAGTTCTCCTCGCTCAGCTCGATCGATTTGCTCGATCTCGCCGCCGGGGTCTGGGGCTTTCGTGTTCGTGCCATGGACGGTTTCGGACGGCCATCAGCGTGGATTACGATCGAGGCATTCGAACTCGACGGCATGCGGTTGCCGCCGGCCGATGTGCAGAATCCGCGCGCGGCGGCCTATGTCGACAACAACACGTCGTTTGCGTGGGATGAGATATCAGACGTCCGGCCTATCCGCTACGCGGTTCGGAAGGGCGACAGTTGGGAGGCGGCGCTCGAGCTCGGCACCATCGCGCATCCGCCATTCGCAGCACACGGCAATGGGCTCTACTTCGTCAAGGCCTACACCGGCCCGGATGGCGACCGCATCTACAGCCGCAACGCGGCGTCGGTCGAGATCGCCGGCGCTGCGCTGGTTACCAACGTTATCGCGGTTCGTGATGAGGCGGCCGACGGCTGGACCGGTGTGTTTACCGGAACGGTCGCCAAATCGGGGTCTTTGATCCGCACCGGAGGCACGGACAATTTTCTGACGGTTACCGACTTTCTGGCTGCACAGGATATCCTCAATGCCGGCGGGCAGGGTGACGGCGCGTATGAGATCGCAGCATCGCGCTACATCGACGCCCGCCGCGCCACGGCATGCCGCGTCACCTGCACCTGGAAGGGGACAGGGCAGATCGTCACCGACGACTTTCTCGGCAATCCGGACATTCTCGGCAATCCCGATTTCCTTGCCTCCGGTTTATCCGACCTGGTCGAGGTTTATGCGGAAGTGTCGGTCGCGCAGAACGATGTCATAGGCGACGTCTTCAATCTCGATGCCGGTGAGAATCCGGGCAACGACGTGTTCGCCGAGCCGGATGTGTTCAGTCCGGGGGTGTCGTTCGGGCCGTGGGTCAAATACGAGCCGGGCCTGTATGTCGGCCGCTATTTTCGCGCGCGACTTGTGCTGAAAACGCATGATCCGCAGGTGGTAGCAGTCGCGCTGGCGTTTACCTTCAGCGTCGATGTGCCCGATCGGGTCGATACCTGGGCGCTGGTCACGGGCGTTGGGACATCGCTGAACCAGATCACGGTGCCGTCGGCGGGTCTTGCGATCGTGTTCGCATCAAACGGAAAAACCATCGCCGAGCCGTTCAACGGCGGCCCGAATACCGACGACGTGCCGCTGATCCAGATCACCAACACGGACTCGCAGCCTTACGATTTTGAGGTGACAAGTCTGGATAAGAACGGCTGCACCATCGTTCCGCGGCTCGCCGGCACACCAACTAACGCGCCGAAAACCAACATCACCATTCAGGGATGGTGATCTCTTAAATCGATATCGAGGATTGAGAATGAAGGCTCTCCGCTTTCTGCGAGCGCTCCCGCTTGCCGTGTTGCTGACCTATTCGCCAGCGCGCGCGACCGATGACACGATCGTTACGCCAACGGTCGGTCCGCATACCATGTCGGAATATGCAACCATCCTGAACGCGGCACTGGTCGCGATTCAGGGCTGCAATTATGCTGCGTCTGCGCCGGATAACGGGCCGTCCGGGGATCCCGTCGACTATCAGTGCTGGGCCGACACCACATCGAATCCTGTCGTTTTCAAGCGATACGACGGTGCGTCCTGGGTAGCCTTCGGCAAGCTCAACACGTCATCACACATCTGGACGCCGGTCTATCAAGGCACCGATACCGGGACGGCATCGATCGCGACCACGGGAACCAGCGGGCATACGCTCGGTTTTCTTGACGGTGCGAACACCTGGTCGGGTGTGCAGTCGATCAACAGTGGCGATCTCGCGCTAAAAGGATCGTCGTCTGGATCCACGACGCTCAATGCAACCGCCGCGGCGTCGGGAACGCTCGCGCTGCCGGCAGCCACGGATACGCTGGTCGGCAAGGCGACGACCGACACGCTCACCAACAAGACCTTCGATACGGCGGGGACCGGCAATTCATTTTTAATCAACGGGCTCGCGGCGACCGCCAATACCGGGACGGGGTCGGTCGTTCGCGCGATATCGCCCGCACTCACGACGCCAAACCTCGGCACGCCTTCGGCCGCCACGCTTACCAGCGCGACGGGTCTGCCGATTTCGACGGGACTGACCGGTGCGGGAACCGGCGTTCTGTCAGCGCTCGGAAACACGACAAACGCATCGGGCGGCCTCGTCACATATAGCGGCGCACTGGGAACGCCGACGTCCGGAACGCTGACCAATGCCACGGGCCTGCCGGTCTCAGCGCTCGCGAGTGCGGGGACCGGTGTCCTTACCGCGCTCGGCATCAACATCGGGGCGTCCGGCGCCGTCGTCCTCAATGGCGGATCGCTCGGCACGCCGTCATTCGGTGTTGCGACGAATCTGACCGGGTTGCCTTTGACGACAGGCGTGACCGGAACGCTGCCCGTTGCGAATGGCGGCACCGCGGCAACCTCTCTGGACGCGACGCTGAGTAACAGCGGCGGTGTCCTGAAGTGCGTGACAGGCACGACCTCTCAGGCCGGCTGCCTGAAACCGGATGGGAGCACCATCACAGTATCGGGCGGCGTCATTACCGCCAGCGGCGCCAGCGCGACCGCGATCACGGTCGGCACGACCAGCATCGTCAGCGGTACGTCAGGATATCAGCTTTACAACAATGGTGGCGTGCTGGGGAATTATGCGCGCGCTCCGATCACGGCCGCGCTCGGCGCGAACGTCAACCTGTCATCCTCCGGTACATATTTTGACGGCCCGAGCATCGCGCAGGGATCTTCCGGGACGTGGTTCGTCACGGGCTCTGTCACGCTGAACGACACTGCCGCAGCGGGCGGCTTCGATTGCACGTTGAACGACGGCACGACCACCATCGCCAGCGCTTCGGCGAATACAGCGGCCTCGAACCTTCGGAACTCCATCAGTCTGTCGGGTTACATCACGTCTCCCGCAGGTAATCTCCGAATTTCATGTCGCGGTCGATCTTCGACGACGGGCGTCATTGAGTTCAATCGGTCCAGCTCGTCGAAAGACTCCACCATAACGGCGTTCCGAATCGCCGCCTGATCTCAACCGCAACCCCAATCTCATAAAAAGGCATCATCCCATGATGAAGTTGCTTCGCGCGGCTGCATGCGCCGTTCTGCTGTCCTTGCTCACGATGCCCGCCGCGCTGGCGTCGCAGGGCTCCGGCTGCATGCCGACGACCGGCACCGTCTCCGGCCTTGCCTTCGCCCAGGATGTCAACGCAGGCATCGCGGCGCTGATCTCGCAAAACTCGGGTGCGTCGGCACCTGCGACAGATTGCACCGGCGTTGCGATAAAGGGGCAACTCTGGCTGGATACGTCGGTCACGCCGAACCTCCTGAAGATGTACGATGGTGCGTCCTGGGTGGTGTTCGGTGGTGTGAACGCGACGGATCATCTTTGGGCGCCGCCCGTCGGCGGCGGCATGGTCACTGTCACGGCAGCGACCACGACGGATATCTGCGCGTCGCCAGCCGCCGTACAGACCGTCAGCGGCACCACGACGATCACGGGGTTCGGCTCGGCGTGCGCCGTCGGTCAGATTAAGAAGCTGATCTTCTCCAGCGCCACGCCGCTCACCTATGACGCGACGTCGCTGATCATCCCGGGACAGCGCAGCTACACCACGACCGCCGGCGATCTGGCAGAAGCTATTTATCTGGGCTCCGGCCATTGGCGCATCAGCAACATTACGAAGATCGACGGCAGCAGCGTCGTCAATCCATCGGTTCCGCTCGGCGCGATCGTGTATGGCGATTTCGGCACCATTCCAGCCAAGGCGCTAATTGCTGCGGGGCAGGCGATTTCACGGGCGTCGTATCCTGACTATCTCGCCGCGGTCACGCGGGCGCAATCGGGCACGCTCACCGCCGGCAACAACACGGTTACTTCGGTCAGCAATACCGCGGGCCTCGGCTTTGGCATGCCGATCGAGGGCACCGGCGTTCAGTCGGGCACCACGATCACCAGCGTCACATCGTCCACTATCGTCATGTCCAAGACGGCGACGGCAAACGGGGCGCAGACGGTAACGGCGTTCATCACTGGCTATGGTTCGGGCGGCGACAGCACTACAGTCGGCGTGAGAAACTGCGCGGGAAAGGTGCTGGCGGGACGCGACAACGCCACCGGGACGGCAGCCAATCGGCTCACATCATCGTTCTTCGGTGCCGACGCGACGGTGATTGGCAACTTCGGAGGCACGGAAAAGGTGACGCTGTCGCTTCCGCAACTGCCCGTAACGACGCTGACCTTTACAGGCAGCGCGGGCGCGTTGAGCGTAGACTCAACCGTTTCGAACATCGACCAAGGCAGGGATAACCTTTCGAATATTACGACCGGCGGAGGCGGTACATCGTTGGATGGTGTTCACGCCGACGGAAGTGTGCATTCGACGGGCACGTTCACGCCCAGTGGCACGATTTCGTCGTTCGGCAGCGGCGCTGCGCACGCTACCGTGCAGCCGACGTCGATCGAGGAATGTGTGGTGTTTGTGCTGCCCTGATCAAGTTGCCTGAAGGACAAGCCAGCCAACCCCGCAGCCGATGTTGATGCGCTTGTCGATGATGCGGAGGGACTTAAACGTCGTCCCGAGCGCGGTCTGATAATCCTGCAACGATGGCTTGGCCGTTCCAAATCGGGAGAGCATAAAATCGCGCGTCGGCTCGGATAGCGCCAACGGGAGCCTTGGGTTTCGCGGATTAAACGCCGCGCCGTGATCGTAAATGCACTCCGCGATAATGAAGCCTCCGGGCGGAAGGCAGTTTTTCGCAGCGGGCAGGAAGTCGGAATACAGTGCATCGTCAAGGTTGATATCGATAACGATGAGGTCGAAAGACAACGCCGTTTTGCGCATGAAGTCCAAGCCATCCGCGCAAACCACCTTAACTTGCGGGTAGCGGGCTTCCAGCGCGTGGCTCAACACAGGATCATTCTCTACGGCGGTAATGTCGTCATGAAAGCGGCAAAGATATTTTGTCGTCGTCTCGCCGCAAAATCCGCCAGCCCCAATGTCAAGAACTCGCGCTCCGGCCGGCAACTGTAGCTCGGTGAGAGCCGTCAGAAAGCCGGAGTGATCGCGCCGAACCCGGTGCAGATACCACTCTGAAATATGAGAAGGCCGCAGCTTTCTAACGAAGTTCATAACTTCCTCTACCACACCCAAAAGGACCAATCCAATGCCCAACCTCTCCCAGGGGAATGCGGATCTATGAGTGCATCCAGCTATCAAACGGCCATTTTGCATGTCCTCGCCAGCGAGGGCGGGTATGTGAACCATCCGGCCGATCCGGGTGGCCCGACCAATTGGGGGATCACGCTGGCCGACGCCCGTCATTACTGGAAGACCAACGCCACAGCCTCTGACGTAAGGGTCATGTCGCTTGATGTGGCAAAGCAGATTTACCGCGCGCACTACTGGAATTCCATGTCGTGCGACGGGCTTCCGGCAGGCGTGGATTATTGCGTGTTCGACTACGGGGTGAATTCGGGCGTCGGGCGCTCGGCACGGGTGCTGCAAAAGCTGGTCAAGGTGCCACAGGACGGCGTGATCGGTCCGCAGACCTTGGCGGCGGCCGGGGAGATTGACCCGGCGAAGCTCGTCAATTCGATCTGCGCTGAACGTCTCGCGTTCCTGAAGGCTCTCCCGACCTGGCGCACCTTCGGCAAGGGCTGGTCGGCCCGCGTTGCTGAGGTCCGTGCAACATCTCTTCGTCTCGCTGCGGCTGCTCCGCACGGGAAGGGTAAAGCCGCCGCCTGACGGTCTCAGGCATTTCAAAACAGGAGAGCCAAAATGGCTTCTGTCGATAGCACGTCTGACGCTCGCACCGTGAACAATACGATGCGCCACGCTTATCGCGTCCTCTCGGATGCCGAGAAAGCGAACATGTCCGCGATCAAGGACGAAGGTCTGAAATTCCACGACCTGATTGCCGGTATGGGCAACAGCCGGGAAATCTCGCTCGCCAAGACCAAGATCGAAGAGGCGGTCATGTGGGCCGTCAAGCACATCACGGCCTGACCATCATGGCATACCTCACGGCGAACTGGTTTGTTGTCTATTTCTTCGCCGCTGTCTGGCTCTTCGGCTGGGTCGCGTCGATACGCGAAACCAACATTGGTCAGGAGCCGTGGGGCTTCTTCAAAATACGCGGCATCATTTTGCTGCTTTTCGTCTGGCCCTACATCGCCTTCTGCATGTTCAGCCAAGGCGACCGCTAACGCCGCGCGTCGGACACGCGCCATCACAACATCACAGGAACTACCATGAACCAGGATACCATCTGGCAAGTCATTCGCTATGCGCTGATCGCGCTCGGCGGATATTTCACCAACAAGGGCATCGTCAGTTCGGATCAGTGGACCACGATCATCGGCGCACTCGGAACGGTCTTTCCGATCATCTGGGGCCTGTACGTCAAGTTCGGCACCAAGGCCACGACCGTTGAGGCTGCGGCCAAGCCATCTGTCCCGACCGTCAGCGGCGCTACCGGCATCGTCACAAAGTAACCACCTCACATCGAAAGGACTACCAATGCGAAAGCTCTTTGCTATCGCGGCCCTCGCGTGCGCTGTTGCGCTCGGCGGCTGCTCTACCCAATTCGGTCAGAAGCTTGAAGGCGCCTATAGCGCAATCACTGGCGCGACCGTCACCGCTCAGTCCGTCATCGTCGCCTCGAACATCTTCGACGGCCTTGAGCGCACCGCAACCAACTATCTCACGCTGAAGAAATGCAATGGCTCGACTCCGGTCTGCCGCGATCCCGGCGCGACCAAGATCATCGTGCCTGCCGTCCGGTCGGGGCGCGTCGCACGAAACAACCTTCAGCAGTTCTTCAAGGACCATCCCGGCCAGCTTGGCCCGTCAGGTCTTTATGACGCCCTGCAATCGTCCATCAGCACGCTTCAGCAGGTATTCACACAGTACAGCATCGGAGCCGGTCAATGAGCGCAATTCTCACCTCAGTCCTCGCCATCATCGCGCAGCTCGCGGGATCGACCGGCAACGCCGCCCTCGTTGAAAAGATCATCGAGGCCCTGATCGCGATTATCCCGGTCGTCATCAAGGAGTACCAGGATTTGGCACCCATCGTTCAAAACATCATCACGGCGCTGAAAGCAGATCCTTCGACCACGGCGGCCCAGCTTGAGCAGTTGCAGAATTTGGAGATCCAGTGGGATGCCGAATTTGAAGCTGCGGCCGCGGCGGCTCAGGCCGACGACGCTACGACCTGACAACCCCGCGCCAATGCGAGGAATACCTGAATGACCTTCGATCCCACGATAACATCGGGAGCAGTCCTCAATGCCGTCGTTTTGCTTATCGGATTTGTGGTCGCTTTCACTCGCATTGGCGGTCGCATTGACCTTCTTGCCCAGCGTCTCAAGGCCGTGGAGGACGCCGTTAAGGGGTCCAGTGACTTCGACAAGCGACTTGCCACGCTTGAGGAGCGCGTCACGAACCACGTCAAGATGCTCACCATCGCGCAGCAGGACATATCAAACCTGCGGCGCGGCGAGGGCTTCATCACGAGCCATCGCCAGAGCGTAGACGGCCCGTACTGACCTCCCATCACCGGAGTTTCCATGATCCGTACCCTATTGGTCGCGGCGCTTTTCTGCGTCGTGTGTTCGTCTGCGTCCTATGCCCGGGTCAAACACGGGCATCATTACCGGGCTCAACCCGCTAATTCGAACCTGCAAGAAAACCTTGCAGGTTGCGATGCCATGCGTCCCTGCTATGGGAACGGAAGGCTGCTGTATGGGCCAGCCGAGTCCGTCCAGCACGCCTCCCGCCATTCGAGGCATGTGAGCCGGGCAGAACGGCACACGCACAGGCGAGTCCCGGAAGGGCTGGCAAAGGTCATGGCCGAGGGGGCGGGAAGGGCAATCAACTGGCATCGTCCGCGCGCCTGGTGCGGGTGGCAAATGCGAAAGTGGCTCGGCGTGGCGAATCCTTCCGGCAATCTGGCTCGTTGGTGGGCGGGATTTGGGCGACCTGCCCATGGCCCCGCTGTCGGCGCTATTGTCGTTTGGCGGCATCACGTCGGTCGAATTACCGGCAAGACTTCGGATGGCCGATGGGTGGTCAAGAGCGGTAACGACGGCCATGCGGTTAGAGAACGGCCACGGTCGGTTGCTGGTGCGATCGCATTCAGGTGGCCTGCATGATGACCCGCTCCGGTTTAATCACGCTGGCTGGCCTTGCCTGTCTCGCATTGGCGTTGCTCAGTAGCCGGGCTCATGCCGACGACCACAATCTGCGCATCAAGGTTTCGCTCACCTGCCAAGACGTGCAGGCCGTGGTGCAGCTCGTCGGCTGGCCTGAATTGGTTCGGCGCGCGAGAGAGGCCGGGGCGTCCGAAGGCTTGATCGATGAGGCCCGACGTTGCCTGCCCTCATCCAATCGCTAGGCGCTGTCCTGATCTTCGCAGGAGCTTGGCTCCATCTCTGCGACCGCAATAACGAATTCATCGGCATGACATTGGGAACGGGCGCTGTCCTGTTCGTGATTGGATGGTCGGTGTCCTGACCGCGCCGGACGGAATCCGGTTCAATAGAGGAGCTTGCATGTCTGAATTTAAGAATTACCGCCGCACGCAGATTGCTGAAATGACGCCATGGGTCGAAGGCTTCGACATGAGCCGCGTATCGGTGTCCGCGCCAGACAAGGAAGCTGGATCGCCAAAGACGGGCGACATGATCGCGCGCAACCCAAAGAATTACGATGACAAGTGGTTGGTCGCTGCGCAGTACGCCGCCGACAATTTCGAGCCCGCCTAATTCGGCCCCCATGGCCGTCCCTAACCAGCACTGCTGGGAGCTAGGGTTCTTCGCCTAGCGTGACGTTCCTCCCAGACTTGGCCGCGCTGTTCACTTCGGTGGATGGCGCGGCTTTTTTTGTTGAGGGGATTCACTTTTCAGTGCGAAGCGGGTATGGGTTGTTTCTCTGATCGCTCGCGCCGAAACTGGTCTCGGTAAGTGGTATCCGCCAAAGGAACCTTCCAGAAGGGCGCGGACTAAGTTGCACGTAGCAGCCTGCGCGAGCAGTCAGATCGACCAGTAAGTGAGTTTGGGTGGCGCGACGATGGGAGCCCCTTCGATTCCTGACCCGTCATCTGATCCTACAGGCCCGTCATCTCTTAGGAGGTGGCGGGCTTTTTTGCGTTTAGGAGCGGTCGGAGCGGGGAGCTAGGGCTTGTTTTGCTCTATCAACTTGACCGGCTGCACAGGCTCCGCAGTCAAATCCAAATCGAAGTCCTGACGCGGAGCGCGCTCAACCATCGAAGCAAGTAATTCCGGCGTAACAATCGTCCCGGCAGGCAGTACCCCGATAAATCGCGTTCCCGATCGGCGCTTTGATTCTGACTTATCGCTCATCCCCGCCTCCTCTATCAATCCTGCGGCTCAAACCCCGCAACCGCCGCATTCACCTTCGCGCGGTCTTTCCGATCCTCTGGCGATAGCTCCATTACTGGCTCATGAATCAACCATGAGAGCGTGCCGTAGCTATCGCGGGGCTTGTTGGCCCATTGCCAGAACTGGTCGTAGGGGTCGGGCTCGTTCGTTACGTCGCGGAGAGGGTCGGGCATCACGCTCCTCGAATTCCTTTTTCCTTCAACCACTGCGCTGTTTCGATTGCGGTCATCTTAGGTCGCGCAATGCGGTTGCGCACTATAATTCCGAGCGCGGCTTGGTTCTCGGGCAATAGGGTAGCTCCGCGCGGGAGCGATAGCGCATTGGCTGCACACCAAGCGATGCCTCGTTCTTTTCTAGCCTGATATTCTTTCATGCGCCGCGCGTTTTCCTCCGCCGTCATCGACTGGAGAGCCGATTTTTCAGCGGCGCGTCGGTTTCCTTTGGCGGTATTGAGCGCCCATTTTTCGGATAGCGGAGGCAGTCCCATTGCTGTGCGATGCTGGTTCAAGCTCCAAAGACCGCCAAGTGCATGATTGCAGCGAGCATGGGCAAGCCGGACGTTGTCGACCGTATCCGGTCCGCCGTCACGTTTCGGAATTAGATGCTCGACAGTCGCAGCTTCAGGGTCGTTGGTATGTTGCCGACGATATGGCTTCATCGATTCATGGCAGACGCAGCAAAGTCCTTGCTGTTCCATCCACCAATAATCGACGACGAGCAACTTCTCGTCTCGCGTGGTCCATTTGAAATCCATGTCCACGAAAATTCTCTCCAATCCTATCCTATAGGGGCAGGGGTGTCAGGACTTTCGCCTCTACTGAAAGCTGCTCGGCGGTGGCAATAGTGGCTGCATGGTCCCGGTATCGTAGGCTGCCGCGATCTTTGGTCGAACGTGGCTAGAGACCGTTTGTCCGTCCGGCATGACAATGTTCGCCAAGAACTCATCCTCGAATTGCGAGATGCCAGTTTCGACGGCTTCGAGTTTCGCCTTGATAACCAGTGCGAGTGCGCGCCAGCGTTGACGGCAAGCTTGTTCCCATGCGTCGTGCCGTTTCTCAGGAGACCGAACAGACCCGCGACCGTCCTTATCGAACTTGCTGTCTGCCAAATTAGGAAGAGGCAATTCGAAAAGGACGCGCCGACCCTTCGCTTCGAAAGCGATCATGGCGCGGCCCGGACTGTTCATGAACGCCGTGCTAGTCGCGCCGTATCGAACTATTAATCCCTCAATTTCGGCGCGGGATCGCTCGACAGGCACGTCAGTTGTCTCAGCAAATTTAGCCATCACTCCCTCCCTGTCGCAGGAGGGGTGATCTCCCGTTTTGCTTCTGCGTATGCAACATTGAGTTCGGCCATGAGGTTGTCGCTGCCGCCGCTGTCGGGGCGCCGGTTTTTGGCCTTCTCGCGATAAAGTGCCGTGATATCGCCGCGCCAGTCAGGCTGCACGCCGAACACTTCGCGCCAAGGCTTCTTCCAGTCGGGCGGGGCGATGGCCGCGAATCCTTGGAAGGCCCGCTCCATCATTGTCGAGCCGCCGTGACGCTCTAGCTGGCGCATGGCCTCGATTGCCAGTGTCAGAGAGCGCATGTTACCCGCAACGGTCTTATAGGCGTCTCGCGCCATCACCATCGGTCGCGCCTTGTACATGAAGTAAACGGCGACGCCGGGATCTGCGATCTGCTTTTGCGTAGCGTAGGGCAGGCCGTCATTGCGCAGCGACACGTTCGACGAAACCACGATGTTCTTCGCGCCCAGCCGCTTCAATTCATCGAATAGCTGATCCCGCGTCCGCCCCATGGACAGGCCGTAGACCTTCCCGCCGAACCTGTTGTCGCTCTCGCGCTTCCAGTCGGCCGTTCGCGGCCATCCCTCAGGCCAAGAGAGCGGGAATGCTTCCGCGCTCATTCCCACACCCTCCCAGAACGGGGAACGGGAGCGGAACAAGCCTGTGTCAGTTTTGTGACACAGTTGCCGCAGGTTCGATATTTGTTCATGCAAATTACTGCAAGTTCGCACATCTTCGATTTCAGGAAATGCCCATAAATAAAGGATTTCCTAGCAACCACGGAAACGCGGTTGTCCCCCCGGGCGGGTCTTCTCATTTTACTATCCTTTTGGTTTTCCTAGATGATTTTTTGGGCTGCGTCAGATTTGCGTCAAACAATCCATCGGTCAACTTAGCCTTCGGCATGGCGTGCGCGTAGGTCTCCATAAAGAGCGTCACCGAATCCCATCCACCAAGATCAGCGGCCGTCTTGGGATCGACGCCGTTGCGCAGCATCGAAGTTGCAAAGCCATGTCGGCAACTGTGGAACGTGAGGCGTAGGAATCCCTCGACCGCCTTCGCGGTCGCCGCGATGTCTTCATCCCACCAGCGGCGCAGCGTAGTCTCTCCATATCCGAACGGTCTTCGGTCGCGCGGGAGATTCGCGAGCGCGACGAGCAACCGTTGCGGCATATGCGGAAGCCGGTCCTTTTTGTTCTTGGTCTTGCGTACCAGGATTGTGCGCGCTTGAAAATTGATGTCGTCCCATTCGGTGCGGCGAGCATCTGAGATTCGGCAAGCCGTCGCGAACATGAAGGTCGCCAAGGCGGCGGTGATCGGCCTCGCGTGAGCGCAAAACGTATTGAGCCAATCTAGGAGGACTGGCTTTTTGATCTTCTGCTCGAACTTGAATTTCCGCACGCGTATCGGCGGGCACATTTCCAATTCGGCGCAGTGATTGATGACGGCGCGGGTAGGGGTGATGACCTGACGATTGCGCGTTGCCGGGCCAGCCTCCGGGTAAATCTCGGTCGCGCTCTGCCGGATCGCTCCTGCGGTCATGTCCTTAACCAGCGTATCCTTCCAATAATCCTCGATTTTTTCGAGGTACTTGATCTGGCGTTTCGTGTTCATCCTGCCAGCAGATCGATACAGGATCGATCCCTTCGCAAATGTCAGGACTGAGTCCGGTCCATGGTGATGACGTTTCCATTCGGCGGCTTCTTCCTTGGCTGCAACTTCTTCCGCCCGGAGCTTGTCCGAAGTGCCTGTAGTGCCTCGTAATCTCCGTCCGGCAACCGTCCCGGCGTAGTGGTACGTATTGCCGCGCTTGTAGACCTTGAGGGGCACCGCCTAGCCTCCATGATTTTAAGGACATCGGCCTCAGTAAGCCGCATTCCTCGGTTCCTGCCAAGGCAGGCATTGAGTGCCCGGGCCGTTTCGCGCACATATCTTTCAGACCAGCCAGTGCGTTCGGCCAGATCCTTCGGCGTGATCGTGTCGGGAATGATCGTCTCAGTCCTACTCATTGCCTTGGTCCGTCCCCGCCACGAGCGGCTGCGGAAACATACTTACCGCTGGCTATAAGAGCGCGCGCGGTTCGCTCGTTGCATTCGATTGTCGAACCGCCGTCTTTGCTTTTTAGCGTCACGGTCTGGGATTCAACGACCCGCTGTTTCGGCACGACCACGCTGTCATTCCCGAGATATGCGGAGACTGTGGCGCGAGACAACGCGTCGTAGCTTGATCCGAAGATGTTTTCAGGATCTGCGGCCAATTCGTCGTCCAGTTTCTTCATGGCGAGCTTTGCCCGCTCTATCCGCCGCTCGTCGAGGGTCATGGCTTGCCGACTCCCATCGTTTCCATTGCGTCAGCCGCCATCGCAGCGTCCGCCATTTCGATCATTTGCTGATAGCCGTGGGTTGGGCCGTTCAAATCGCTGCGGCCTGCGAGAAATCCGTGGCGATAGCTTCGCGAGCGGTTCAAGGAAGGCTCTGGGTTATTGGCATCGCGGCCATCAATATAGCCATCGATCATTTCTTGATTAGCCTCCATTCCCATCCCCCTTCAGAAAGTCTCGCGCGGCGCGGAATTGATCTTTTGTCACTGTCAGCTTGATCGGCATAAGTCCGCTGATCCGCTTGTTGATTAACTTCATAGATTCCGGGAATTGATCCCGAAGTTCTATGAACGGCCCGATCACCCTCTCCGCCTCTGCCAATCTTGCGGTGAGGGCATCCCGTTCGCGCCGGGCTTCGGTGAGGGCGGTGCGGCCAATTTCCGGGAAGTCCTCGCGGTCCAAAGTTTCGCCGTCGTTCAAGACCGCGCTGGCACCGGCAAACGTCAGACAGAAACCGACAATGGCGATGCCGTCATCTCCACGCAGAGCGTAGCCCTGCCGGGCAAGGTCGTCCCATGCGGCTTCTTGCGTAGTACCGAGACCAGCAGCATAATGGTTGCGATATGATGTGGTGCGCCCCTCGGTGAGACCGAGCGCATGGCGAGACATTTCGATTTGCTCGCTCGTCAGCCTCCCCATCACCGGCCTCCGTCGAGAGCGGAGAGGATGGCGTCGGTAGTCTCTAATGCCAGGGCATTCGGGGCTGATGTTTCATCGTCACCTAAAGCGTAGTCGCCGGGCCACTTCCGCGCTAGCGCCTGCGCCACCACCTCCCGCCGATCTGCGGGTTGGCCTCCCTCGGTTTCAGACGATGCGTTGCCGGTGGTGAGGAGGGTGAGGATGTGCTTTACGACTGCCATGGTCTCATAATGAATGACCGTACCGTCGCGCGAAGTGAAGGCTTGAGCTTTGAGGGATCGCGCAATCGTCTCCACGTCCACCGCCTTTGCGGGATGGGTGTAGAGCGGGATTGAGTATCGCGCGGCAGCTTCCGGCAACATCGCAGCTTTGATATGCGGCCTTACAAATGGCTGTGCGCTGTCGCTTGGGCTATGCCACGCCACCGCAGCGTCATCCGCAGGGTCGGCCTGCGGGGAGAGGGCCAGCAACGCTGCCTGATCTGCTTTCACCAAAACTTCTGTCAGAGAATGGGCAGTCTGTTTGAGGCGATCGCTGTCCATGTCGCGCCCAAGAAAAGCGACTGCAAGAACGACCGCTTCGCGCGCTGCGGTCAACGCCTCCCTTAGCCGCACCGCCTCTGCGTTGGCAGAGGGGCGGGATGGCGCGACCGTTTTCAGCAGACGCTTGCAGTCGCTTCGGAACGCCTCGCGGTACTGCGCCCGTTCGTCCTCGCCAATCCACGCGCAAATCATATCGTTGACGATGCTGATCTGTTCCGGCGTAAGTTCGTCCACCCGCTCTTGCGACGGGGCGGGGGAAAGTGAGGCGAGCAAGCGAGGCGTCAATAATTCAACGACCTGTTGGCTGAGGGGTTTCAGGTGAAGGTTGTTTCGCGGGGAAAATATTTGAGCGAGAGCGGCAACCGTAGGACTATCAACGGCGCTCGTAACCGCGGCCTCAACCCCCTCCGCGAACGAGGGCGCGGGTTGGGGTGTGGTGTAAAGGGGTTCAACAACCTTGTTTGTCAGATCGGCAGCCGGCGTCTCGCTATACGTCCACATCGACCATTCGCGGTCTCGATCGCTGCCTGTTAGCCAGTGCCAGCGCCACGCCTTCACCTCTCCCTCTGGCACGGTGGAGAGAGCGGCATCGATGTAATCCACGACGGTTTCGTTCTTCGACAGTCGTTCTGGCATCCAGAGCGTGTCGGTGATGACCGCGATGTTCGCTTCAAGGATCGCGGCCTTGACGTTTTCCAGCGCCGCTTTGAGGGTCTCTGCTCGGGGATGGGTCATGTCAGGCGGCTTTCGTTTCGTGAATGCGTTGTTCGAGCTTGGCAACGGCCATGATCGTCGGCTTGATCTCAACGGGCGCGGCATCGTATGCGAGGCGTCGTTTGTGGCGCCCACCGTTCAGGCGCGGCAGTAGGGCGCGCGGGATCAGTTCCCAATTCGACGGATCGGTATTGAGCCGATCAGTCTTGCATTTAAGCGCCATGCCCTCGGGGACAGGCCCGTTCGCCTGCTCCCAAAGCCATCGATGCTTAAGGACATAGCGACGTTCAAAGCCCGTATGCGGGTTGATTTCGTCGATGCTGATTTCGACATAACCGTCTTTTGAAACGCGCTCATGGTGCAGGAAGTTTGTATTGTGAGGCTCGTTACCTTTCTTGAACTGCGTTCGCTGGGCGTTCGGGTGACGACCGCCCGTCCCTGGCGCGCAAGGCTTGCCTTTGTTGAGCGGAGTCTGCCCCGGCTCAAAGCAACCCGTTCGGCCCGTTTTCCAACCCTTGCGCTTGCGGAGCGCATGAAGGTGGCCGGCAGTCACGTCAGCCCGACCGAACGCGGCGACAAATGCCTTGTGGTAGTCCGAAATGACCATAAGGCGGTTGGCTTCAAGCCATTCCATCTCAGCGGTAGAATATCGAATCGAGCGCCCCTTCATTGCTTTGTGCCCTCAACTGTGCGGGCCGCTGGCCGACCAAGCGCCGGAAGATGGTTGGTCGGATCGTTGCCGTGGTCCGACATGATCTTAGCGGCTTGGACCTGTAAGCTCGCGTGACGCAAGATTTGATCGGCAACGCCGACAATTGCGGCACCGCGCTTGACCTCGGTCTCGATTTGCTCCGCTGTCATGGTCTCGTCCGATAAGCGTTCGATTTGCGCAAACAGGTGATCGTTCAAATCTGAAAGTCGGTTCTTAGTCACCCCACACCCCCGTTGTCCGCCTCTGTGGCTGACTCGCTCCGGGGTTGGCGGGCGGCGCACGGCATTTTCACAGTGCGAGGATCATCAATCCTACCCGCCGTCGTGATCGCAGCGCTTTCGCCGCAGGTCTCACATCGAACAATCAGCACGCCACAACATTCTGCCGGATATGGCAGGTTTGCGAGACACGCCACTTTCGCGCCGTGGGTCAGGTCGATATCAATACCATTCGGATACGCTGGATTAGGCGCGCAAGTCGGCTTCCGATTGTGAGAGATGAAGGTGACGGAGATCGCTTGTTCCATGGCTGGAATCCCAAAAGGTCTTGAGGATAGAAGTCGGCCCAATTGCCGGTGAAGCACAGCGCGCGGTCGTCGATGGTCAGGAAGGCCGCTGGCTTTGATGTCGGGAACGAGATCGCGGCAAGAACTTCGTCGCGCTTGTCCATGTCATCCGGCGCGCCTGCGAATGCGCAGTCAAAGAATCTTGCGACTTCATAATTCAGCCAGTCCTTCATCGCTTGGATGCCGCCCGGCTGGCCTGATCTGCTGCTGTAAATCTGCACATCGAAGTAATGCACCGCATGATGCAAAAACATCATCGCGCCTGGTGTTGGCGGGTCAGGAATGCTATCCGCGCCCTTCCATCCGCTCGAATAGCTATGCAAAACGCCGTCAAAATCGAGGCATAAAATCGGCTTACGTCGCGCCCCACCATCCTTCCCCGGATTATCCGACATGGGAGGGCTCCTTGGAGGTGGGAGTGATCTCGGGGGCGCTTCGAAACCCGCGAGATTGAATTTTCGGGTTGCTATGGATCTTCCGGCCGCTCCGGATTTTCTTGCGGGCGTCCTGGGGCTTCCGCGCCGCGATCCGCCGCGGCGGCTTAACTTTCGCCGGCAGGGCGGCTCGTTCGGCGCCCCCCGATTGAATCCACAGCGATGCCGCGATCTGGAACGGATTGAGCCCCGTTCGCTCCCACCATTCCCGCTCGTTGCTGTTGTGCTGGCAGTCGACGCCGATGCGGTGGTGGTAGGGACACAGCGGCACGGTATAGCGGTCGCTCGGCTTCTCGCCTTTGCCGGTCAGTTCTTTGCCGATCGCGAGGTTGTCCATGCGCAGGTGCGCCGGCTCGGCCTCTCGCTTGCAGAACGGCTGGCAACAGGGCTGCGCTCGAATGAACGCAAGGTGCCTCTCGTCGCGCTCCCGCGGCTCCCGCTGGCGCAAATTCATTGGATGCGCCTCGATCGCTGCTCGAGATCGCCGTCACTGCCGAATGAATCGAAAGCCGCCGCGATGGACGCATTCTCGGCTCCCCGAATCCACCAGCCGAACGCAAAGCATCCAAACGACCACACAGCAAGCGCGGCAACAATGATTTGCAGGTCCATCTATTGCTCCTTCATGATTGCTGCGATGCGGTCCAGGTCGCGCTCAAACGCCTCCATCCGCATGTACGCGGTGAAGGGATCGACGCCCCGGCGGCGCTCGGCGGTGTAGAAATTGTCCTTGGCGCGTTCACGCAGTTCGGGAGTAGTCAATCCGGGCATCGACGCCCCGGACGCGTAGGCGTTGTTCACGCACGGGAAAGGAACGACGTTGCTCATGCGTTCCTCCATGATTCAGCCGCGGTGCGGCGGGAACTGGTTTCCCATTGCTGACCGGGGAGGCGTCGGTATTTGTTTTCACGATCGACGATGTACTGAGCGAGCGCACGTTCGCCGTCGTCGATCTTTTCCTGCAATGTCCGATGATCCGGAGCCGCTTCACGACAGAACGCCGGAACGATTTGCGGAAGGTTGCTGTAGCCGTAGAGCCCGTAGCTCTTGCGATACCAGGCCGGCACCGTGACGGCGTACCAGCGCTTATTTTCCGGCGTGTGGATCGTGATTTGCGGGCGCGTCGTCCCGTAGACGTAACGCGGGATGCTCACGACGCCGGCGCGGCTCTCGGAGAAAACCTCAAGCGTCCGATCCCGCGCATTCCCCCGGACGTCCAGCAACATGCAGATGTTGCGGTCCTGATTTGAGGCATAGCGCGTTTTGGTTGCGGTGCCGGTCATGCGGCACCCTTGGCGTCCGCAGGAATCTCGCTTTCGATGTAGTCCGCGATTTCAGAGAAAGTTTTTCCCTGTCCATCGTTTAGCGTGTCGCCAAGGTACGACCGCATTTCTTTGTCTATGCCGGAATCTAAACACGGAGTGTCAGTCGATATCACATCCCGGATATCGTCGATGGAAACCCCGGCAACTCGACAAAGAACACCGAGACAGCAGAACGTATTTCTCTCGCTGTCGTGAAGATAGTTTAGTCCCTGTCGGTATTCACCAGATCGAAGTGCGGCGATCCATTCGGCTTTTAATTTCGCGTCCATGTCACGCGCTCCCCGTCAGGATCGCACACACAACGAAAGCCATTCCAAGAAACAAAGTCAGCGCAACAAGCGCAGCCCCGTCAGATGCAGTTGATTTGAGGAAGGTCATGCGGCCTCCATAGAGCGAAACGGCACCATCGCTGGCCGTTCCATGCCAGACGTGAATTCCTCTTCGCCGTGTTTGAAGTAGTTTTCTTTGGCGTCGAACCAGCAATCCCAATGCCACGCGAAATTCTGGTGGCTACCGTCGTAGATCGACGCCTCACGCAAATAAATTTCCAGAAGCTCGATTCTGCCGCAACACCAAATGCATCGGTGCGGTTTTCGAGCCGCTAGCCATTTCGCGTCGAATAGGTGATAGGTCACGCCGCCTCCGATTTCTCAAGTGCGCGAGCGCACCGGGTGCATTTGTCTTCAATGAAGATATCGAGGCTCCATCCATGAGACGGCAGAAGACCGCATGCCGCACGCACGAAACGAATTTCGGAAAAGTTCTCATTTTCAGTTTTGATCGCGTGAAGACGCCAGCCGCGTTGGCCTGCATCGACGCCGGTCGCGGAGGTTCGGGGATTTGGTGCCGTCGTGAGCCAATGCATCAGTAGCGCTCCGCTTGCTTGAGCGCGTCGAGCTGCGCGTCGCGGAGGTATTCGAAACTTGCCTGCGGCATCGCACGAAGACTGAGCAGCCAGCCGCGCGGGAGCATCTTTTGAATGAAGCCAGCCTCCGCGCCGGATGTCCCGCGCACGAGGTAATAACCGGGCTGGACGCGTTCGATGCTGCTCATGA